AAACTAAAAGTTTCACCATCTGCTATATCTCCATCACCAGATTGTATAAATGAAGCTAAAGGTTGTCCATCAGCATTTACCCCTGATTCTTGAGCATAGATAATACTTCTTCCATTAGTTACACCATTAATTGTACTTATACTTGTTGAGTTTGAATTAGGAAAATATTCAGAAGCTAACGGATTTAATTCAACTCCATTATCTTGATAAGTACTTCTATTCATAGTTCCAAAATACCAAGAGTTTTCTAAATAATTATAAATTACATAACGATCAATTTGATCCACGGAGCTAGAACAATAATACCATATTACTTCAGAGAAGTTAGAATTTTGACCAGCATAGACTTGTGAGTATTGAGCTTTATTAATATCGTCAAAGACATGATTAAGTATAGGACAAGGTATTTCTTGAACTGATCCTGCATATCTAAAAAATTGTCCATCGGACATCCAGTAAGCTACATCATCTATTACTATTGCAGAATTAAGACCAACAGCTCCACAGTCATTACCTAATTGTCTAAAACCAAATATAAAAGGTGGACCAATAAAAGACATTGAATTCATTGTTGTATCTGTCCATACTAGCATAGTTCCTTTAGCAGGTTTTGCACAACGTATTTCACTTCCTCCAGCAATTCTTTGTGATCCTGCGGAATTGACTACGTTAGGTAACCATTGATTATAATTTTCTTGATCAGACCAACGTATAAACATTTTATCTTGACTTGCTGTATTTCCAATTTCAGTTTCTGTACCTAAACATACTACGTGTCTAGTTTCTGTAGATATCATTGAAAGAGTAGAATTAGAAGGTGCATTAGCAACTGCTGTACATCTATTATTAGTCATTCCACCAGATAAATTCCATTCGTAAGTTGCTCCATCTTTTTGAGTAATAATTAAATCTTCTCCCCAATTATTTATTGACCATAACCTTGCATCAAGAACTACATTAGATGATGATCTAGCAGTTCCCCATGTTCCAGTATTCCAAGTACCTGATCCCCAACCAAAACCAAAAGTTTGAATAGGTGGACCTATACCTATTTGATAAGTTGCAGTACAATTAGCTGTAGGTGCAACATTAGCATTTGCTGTAGCACTACTTTGAACAACATAAGCATCTGTGTTTGATATAGTTAATATTTCATATTCAGCATCAAGAGTTGTAGCTGGAATTCCACCTACTGTAGCTGTAACATTACTTAAAGTTACAAAATCTCCTTGAGAAGCTCCATGACCAGTATCCATAATAGTAATTGAATTACTACCAGCTGTAGTACTTATTGCATTAGTTAATGAATCAGTTGATCTAATAGGAGTAATATCTTGACTTGTACCTGAAGCATAAGCATAAATTTTTCTATCTGTTCCAAGAGCTTCGTAACGACCACCATCTAAACCAAACCATTGTTCTAAAGCTCGTCCTACACCAACATAATAACCTGTACTAAATTTAGTCCATCCACCTATTTTTTGTGGTAGACCTTTTCTAAATCTTACTTTATCGCAATTAATCCATTTACTTTCAGCACCTGTAGGTGTGTTTTCAGTATCTATTCCAGGTTGAAAATTTAATTGAGTTAATGGCATAAATTTATACTATTTTTTTGTTATTATATATTAAATAAAAGAAAGAAGTAAGCCTATTTTACAGCTTTTTCCAAGTATCTGGATTAGGTATTAAAATCTCACTTATAGTATTTACTTTAGAAGTCATTATAATATCACCACTTATTGATATACGAGGAGAGGATTCTTCTGTTTTTTCAGTTCCATGTTTTAAAGAACTAGGAAAAATAATTAATTGACCAGGTTCATTATTTATTAATAAATTTTGATGATTTTGATCATTCCACTCTGTAGCATCTGGCATATAAAATCTTTGATTTGGTTCATAAAATGTTATTGATGAATGATTTTTATTTTTTAAAATGTAATAAACAAAACTAAAATGACTAGCTCCATGATCATGTGCTGATATGTGTTCTCCTTTTTCAGTGTAAGCTACCCAAGATTTTGTTATATAATAATTAACATTTTTATACTTTAAATTATTTAAAAATATATTTAAATTAATTTGTAAAGAATTAAAAAATTTATTAAATTTTTTATTAAGCTGTAACTGATCTCCATAAAGAACTTCGAATGAATCTAATAAAGGACCAGCTTTATCAGATGTAAAAGAATAACCTGTTTTATGTGACTCATAATATTTATTTCTAAATTTAGGAGGACATATTTTTTTTTCAATTATAGGTATTAATTCATTATTAATTTCTTCAAAATTATTTAATTTAGAAATTCCTATTAAAGAGCCTAGTATTCTAGCTGTCTCCATCTAATTTTCCCATAGAATCAAACCATATATAGCTATTTAATTTAGATATAAATTTTTCCATATCATTATCTTTTACTATATAAGCTTCAGTTTCTGTGCAAAAATTTTTAATTGCTTCGTATCTATGATGACCATCTAGTAAAATATTATTAGTATCTATAACTAACGGACATAGTAAACCATTAAGTTTAATATCAATTTCAAGTTGATCTATTAATTCTTGATTATTATTTTCTTGATTAGGTTTAATATCTTTTATTATAACTTTTTTTATTAAACTATTAAATACAATTTTTTTTGGTTGTAAAAACATTTATTGTACACGAAGAAATCTATATTGAAGTTCTCCATTACCACCATTACCACCATTTGTACGACCACCATTTACTTGAGCAGATCCACCAGCTCCACCAGAACCTCTAGTTCCCGGGCCACCTGCAGTTCCTGATCCTGAAGAAGATCCACCAGTTCCACCACTTATATTTCCTGCATAAGAATTACCACCATCTGAACCATTAATTCTACAGTTGTCTCCACCACAGTTTCCATTATTAGCTCCTACCGAACCATTACCTGATTGATTAAAAGTTCCAACTGGTCCACCATTTAAACTTGTTACATTTACAGTTGAACCATTTGAATCTCTAAAAGTTCCAGATGTAATTGCAGTTCCATTAATAGTTGCTGATCCTGCGGATCCAGATGAATTACTTCTTAATGGTCCTTTAACACCTCCGTTCAATCCACTTGATCCTCCACCTCCTCCAAGAGTAAATAAAGCTCCTGCATTTGATCCAGATAAGGTAGTGCTTGCACCCCCACTTGCTGAAAGATTAAATTGATTTCCACTATTATTAGCTGCTCCACCTGCGCCAATTGAATACGATAAAGTTTCTCCTTGTGTAACACTAAATACTTTATCAGATATATAAGCTCCTGATCCACCACCAGCTCCTGATGATTCTCCACCTGCTTTATCATAATCTGCTCCTTTAATAGAACCTCCACCTCCTCCTACTGAAGCTTGAATATGAATTGCATTAGAACCTTGAGGAACTGTAAAAGTTCCAGAACCAGAACTTAATGTTTGAATTGAACCTGGAGTAAATGCTGCAAAGACTAATTTCCAAACGCCTGATACTTTACCATAAATTTCGTCTGCTTCTTTCCAAACGCCTGATACTTTTCCATATGCGTTGACTATCTCTTGAAATGTTCCTGATACTTTACCATAAGTATTAGCCATTATAATCTCGTATATCCTAATGCTTCATCAGTATTAATTTGATCTGGATCTTCTAAAATATCAATTCTTTTTACCAAAGTAACATTACCTTTTTCATTTTTAAAAACTTCTTCTACATTTTTTATATTAGAATTTGACGTATAAATTTCTTCTAGACTTGTTATTTCATTAGTTGAATAATAAAACTTGTAAACAGCCATTTAAATTCCTATGAATATTTAAACCAAATATCTCCATCACTTCCACCCGATGGACTTGAAGTACTTATTGTAAATTTTCTTTGAAGTTTTGCAGCAGTTACTGCATCAGTTCCTAGTTTAGCTGTAATTACTGCACCGTCTAAAATTTTTGCAGAAGTAATATTATTGTCTAAAATTTTTGCAGTTGTAACTGCGTCATCTGCAATTTTTGCAGTTGTAATATTACTATCTAAAATTTTTGCAGTTGTAATTGCATTATCAGCAATTTGTGCAGTTCCTATACTTCCTTGTAAAGTATTTAAAGCAATTTCAGTTATATTAGTTCCATCTGAACAAGCTGCACTTATTTTACCTTGTTCTAAAGTAAAACCAGTTCCACCTACAGTTTTAAAAGTTAAAGTATTTCCACCGTGAGTAGTAGCATCTTGTAATATGTAAAATTTTTCTATTCCATTTGGAACTAAAACTTGTCTTGCTGCTGCTAGAGTTCCAGTGAATTTTAATATCATATTTCTAGCATTAGAAATAGAAGCATCTGTCATTGCTAAAGTAACATCTGCTGACGCAACATCTATTGATTGAAAACCAGATATTGCTTGTTGTATTAAATTTAGATTATTATTAGTTTTATCTCCCCAAGTACTAGCATTTTCTCCAGTAGCTTGAAGCTCTAATTTAAGGTCTGATGAATAAGATGAAGCCATATAATTTTATACTCCTATTTTGTTATTTTGTAAATTACTAAATATTTGTCCAAGTAGTTGTATTTCCTGTAGTAATATCAGTCCATGTAACATTTCCTCCAGGAGGAATTGGATCCCAAAATCTTAATGTAGCAGGTATAATAGTCATTTGTTGTCCTGCAACACTTACTGTATTTCCAGTACTAGTTACAACTGAAGCTAATGTCATTGTAAGTTCTTGACCAGTGATATCTAATATTTGTTGAGAACTAATTATAATTGAACCTGTATTAGTATTAGCAGCTTCTCCTACAATAGAAATTAAATTAGTAGTTGAAGGTATAAAAGAATTTAAACCTACTGTTAATCCTTGACCAGTTATTCCTACAAAATCATTAGTAGATAAAATTGGGTTTCCTAAAGTTGTTGTTACTTCTAATTCAGGAACTACAATAGTCATATTTCCATCACCAGATATTGCGTAAGTTCCAATTGATGTATTAATTTGTTGACCTGGTAAAAGTATTACTTGATCAGAATCAATAGTAACTGAACCAACAGAAGTATTTATTTGTTGACCAGTTATAAGATAAGAAGATTTAACACCTACAATACCTGTAGAAATAGTAGCTTGTTGACCCGATACACTTATAATTGCACTAGCGCCACCTAAAGCTGAAATTGGAGATTGTGAGAGGGCGGTAATACCTAACACGGTTTACCTCGCAGTTGCTGGGATGTTATTAGTTCCAACTAGGGGTGCTTCTGCAAATGCCATGTAGATGTATGTTGAACCTGAACCATTAAATTCTCCATCACTACCACTCATTGCTTTAAATCCATTAGAATATAAATCTATTGGATTGCTAGAAGAAAATTCAGCACCACTACTATTTGCTCTTAATCTTTCACTTGTATGTGTATTAAATGAATTTCTTTTATTATCTTGTATAATCCAGTTATCTGTACCACTTGTCATTTTAATCATAACCCAAGCAGGTTTAAATCCTGTATAAATAAATGGTCCATCAGCATTTCCATTACCAACATAAGAACCAAACTTGCTGTAACCAGTTTTCTCTGCAAAGCAATAAGCAATCATTGTTCCTGAAGAGTTTGTGTCTCCATTAGTTCCTACTGTAAAAAGTGTTGCTGAAGGAGTAGTGTCATTCCAGTATGTAGTGTTAGTGTCAAATGCTTGAGAATCATTTAAAGCCATAACGCCTGTGTTACCTAAAGACGAATGATACACACCCCAATATCGTCCAGAGTTAGTTCTTGTTTTTGTAATTATAACATTTGGTGCAACTCCTAATCCATGTCCGATTGTGGCACCAGCACTTCCTGTACCTGTATAAGACACAATACTAAATCCACTTGTAGTATTGGCACTAACAGTTGAGGTTATGCTTCCATCTGTATTTGATGAACCTGCACCATTTGCTTTCCAGTTCCATGATGCGTAAGTTCTAGTGTTTTCATTAATACTTCCATTTCCTAAAGCAAAGCCATCTGAGTTCCAACTTGTAATATTGGTTGAACTTGTTCCTTCAGCATCTGTACC